GCGTCAAGCCCGTACAGCCCGGCGACACGCTCCTGCTCTACTTCGTGATGGTGACCCTCTGATGCCCGACATCACACCGACAGCATTCCAGGACGAGATCATGAACGGCTTCGGGACGTTCTGGGCTGGACGCTCCCAGATCGCTTCGCCCAACCGTGTGTTCGATCGCGAGAAGGTCCCGGCCGTCGATGACGCGTTCATCGAGTGGACGATCACGGGCCACGGCGGGTCCGATGGCCAGACGCGCTACAGCCACTCCGTCGAGCGCAACCACTTCTCGCGAGTCGGCCGGATCGTCTTCACGGCCAGCACGCGCCTGCACACAGGAGTTGACCCCGCCTACGCTCTGCTGGATGCTGTGGGCCACTTCCTGGAAGCGTACAAACTGGCGAACGCGATCTTCACAGAGATCGGATCGCCTCTGGACCTCGGCCACGACGGCGCCTGGCATCAGGTGTCGCTAACAGCCAACTGGCTATACTTCACCGATCGACCGTCCACCGTGACGTGAGATCCTGGGGGGATTGAAATGCCGCTCGAAACCCGCGCACCCGACACGTTCAGCAAAGACAACCTGCTGCTCGGCTTCTCCCAGGTGGAGTTCACGCCGATCGTAGGTGGTGTGGCCGGCACACCCGTCGCTCTCGGGATCCTGTCCGGCGAGGAACTGCAGAAGGAAGTCAACGTCCTCGAGCTCAACGATGGCTCGGCGGGCACGGTGACGGTCGCACGTGAAGTGCTCTCGTCCCTGAAGCCCAGCTTCCAGTTCGAGCTGTTCAACTTCCACATCACAGTCGCTCAGTACATCTTCGGCGCAGAGAGCACGACCGAGATCACAGCCGACGCTGCCGCAGCGGTCCCGAACGAACCGATCACCATCCCGGTGGGAGCAGACGCCGCTCGGACGTTCATCTCGCTGATCAACGGCGACATCGACGACCAGACGGCGGTGCTGACCCTGACGTCAGACACGATCACGGAAGTGATCCTGGGCGACGGCACAGGCGATACTCCGGGCGACTACAAGCTGGCCTACAAGCCCCTGCTGTTCAGCGACGTCTCAGCGGCCACGCAGACGAACACTTCGACTGGCGTCCTGGTCAGGACCTTCTCGATCGTGGACACCACGTCGGCTGGCGCGACGGAGCTGGGCGTCAATGACGGCGTGATCGCGGCCTCCGGTGAGCTGGACATGACTCAGGTCATGCCCGCCGGGGATCAGCTGAACGTCACGTACCTCCCGACACACAACCTGGAGGAGGACTTCGACGCCGCGGACCCGGACATGCTGCTCGACCCGCTCCTGGGTCGAATCCGTTTCCCGAACCTCGACACGTTCGCGGCACCGGATGCGACGTCGCCGCTTCGCCAGGGCCAGCCCGTCCTGCTGGACTACGAGTTCAACCAGAAGGCGAGCAACACGCTCCAGCCCTTCACACAGGGCGGCGGGTCGTTCTCCGGCTCGGCCGTCATCAAGCACCTGCCCGACATCGGCATCAACTTCATCTGGAACATCCCCAGCGTCTCGATCCGAATCGACGACAACGCGCTGACGTTCGGCTCGGACGACTTCGGGATCGGCACCCTGGTCATGAACATCAACGACGCTGGCGGCACGGATCGCTTCGGCATCATGACGCTCGCGGACGAGGTCCAGGCTGGCTCGTAACGAGGGGTGATCAATGAGCAGCGCGTTCAAGCCCACGATCGCTGCCCCGCTGGTGATCGACGTGCCGGTCATGGGGGCCACGAAGACGATCACAGTCCGTCCCTGGACGATGGCGATCCAGGACGAGTGCCTGCCGCTCGTCTCGGGGCTAATCGACCAGTACACGGCGTGGACCGAGAAGCCCGAAGTGTTCTCGATCGGCGAGATGGTCACGCGCTTCCACAAGGAGGTCGGGACGATCTGCCAGCACACGTGTCGCGCCGAGCTGGCAGAGCGCGAGATCGAGTGGGGAGCGCTCTGGGGCGAAGACCTGTTCGGGCTCGCACAAGCGATCTGGACGACGTCGATCATACGTCCCGGCGGTGGCGGTGTGCTGGGAAAAGCGATGCAGCTGGCGGGACCACTCATCCTCCAGCACCTCCAGCGAAGAAACGTCGCCCACTCGCCTACCTCGCCGACGTCCGACGACAGCAGCGACCACCCGTCGTCGACCGACGCATCGAAGACCTCGGAGACCTCGTCGCCTCCGGGCTCTCCTTCCTCGCCAGACGTTGGGGTACAGGACCACAGGCCCTCCGTCATGAACTGACGTACACACAGTTCACGGCCTACCTTCGGATCGAGCGATCCGCCCTCGGCGAGGAGAACATCATGGCGGCTTACGGGACAGCAGCAGCGATCTCAGAAGTGCTAGCAGGCAAGAAGTCCCGAGCGCTCTCCAAGTACGCCAGGTCCGTTCGCCCGTTCAGCGAAGACGGAACCGCGAGCGGGGCTGCGCCAGGGGACTCCCCCGACATGGGTGTGCTGCGCTCTCGGATCAAGTCCGGGATGGACGCGGGGCTTCTGAACTGATGGACATTCGGACGATCACATTCGCAGCGCCGTTCGACGAGCCACACGTCTCGATCGACTGCTGGCCCCCGTTCGTCGACATCAACATCATCTTCATGGCGGCCTTCAAGTCGTTCGTCGCGCCGTACCAGCTCGCGATCGACGCGGGCAAGGTCTCGGACGAGACGGCGACGCGTGTGATGGCACAAGCCTACGCCGAGGGTGTGATCGCGAGATCACGCACACCGGGCTACGAGAAGTTCAAGGGACGCGACTGGTTGGCGTTCTTCCTCAAGCACCCGGACCACTTCGATGAGCTGAGACGTGCGTGCGAGGTACGTCGCAACTGGGATCTGCCCGTGGAGGTCGGCGATGGCGACGATTCCCCCGGCGGCTCTTGAGCGTCGCCTCAACGGCATCAGCAAGCGTCTGAACAGAGGGGTCGCAGCGCTCACGGCCAGCATCATCGAGGAGATCGGCAACGAGGTCGTCGACAGGACGCCCGTCGTCACAGGCTTCGCACGAGCGAACTGGCGACCGTCCCTGAACGCACCTTCGTCGTCCGCTGTGTCGTTCCTGGACCCGACCGGCGCGGCGACCAAGTCCAGGATCGTGGTCGTGGGCCTACGCTGGCAGCCAGGTGACATCTTCTACCTCGTGAATCGAGCCCCGTACATCGGTAGGCTGGCCGAAGGAAGCTCGCCGCAGGCGCCAGCGGGCTACGTTCAGACGGCCGCACGTGTCGGGCTGGCGCGCGGCTTCGCTCGCAACTCCGGGGACATCCTGTGACCGAACGAGTCAACGTCGAGATCGTCATCAAGGAGAAGGGTGCCAAGGGCACCTCGAAGGCGATCAAGAGCGTCGGGCGAAGCTCGAACAAGGCTGCCAAGGCTGTCGGCGTACTCGTCACGGCCCTCCTGGGTCTCGCCGCGTTCAAGGGTCTGATCAATATCGCGAGCGACGCTGTGAAGGCGTCCGCCGCGTTCGAGAGCTACGGCGTCACACTCCGCGCGCTGCTGGGCTCGCAGAAGGAAGCGAACAAGGCCCTCGACAACTTCGTGCAGCTGAGCGCGAAGACCCCGTTCAGCGTGGACCAGATCGTCAGCGGCGCCACGACCCTCGCAGCGGCGGCCCTGGGCAATCGTGAGAAGCTCGAGGAGCTCACACAGACCGCGGCCAACCTGGCAGCCGTCACGGGCCTCTCGTTCCAAGAGAGCGCGAGCAACCTTGCACGCGCGCTCAACGCCGGCATCGGCGCAGCGGACCTGTTCCGTGACAAGGGTGTGCGCGCCCTGATCGAGTCGATCCAGGGCATCCCGGACGCGACGAAGCTCAGCGCCGACGAGATGGAGAACGCCTTCCAGGAAATCTTTGGCGCAGGCGGGACGTTCGGCAACGCGGCCGAGAACCTGTCGAACACACTCGCTGGCTCGCTCTCGAACGTCGGCGACGCAGCCAGCGTGCTCCAGGTCGAGATCGGCGACGCGCTCGCACCCGCCGTGATCAACGCCGCACGTCAGGTCTTCATCCCGTTCCTGACGTCGCTGAAGACACGTGTGGAGGAGAACGCGGAAGCCTTCGAGGACCTGGCCGCAGACGGGATCAAGGGCGCGACCAGGGCCTTTACAGGCTTCATCCTGGCCGGGCTCACGGCCGTCGCCACGATCGCGGACCTGGCTGACTTCCTGCGAGACGCCGTCGGCGCGTTCGTGGAGTTCAGGCTGCAGCTCGCCAATATCGACCTCGCTGGTGCCAAGGGTCTCAACAAAATCTTCCTCCTCAGCGACGAGAGCCTGGCAGGATTCCAGGAGCGTGTGGATGGCTTCAAAGAGTCGATCGACCGGATGGCGACCGGCTCGCGCGAGGCGCGCACAGACACCGAGAACCTCAAGGGCACGCTGGACGTCATCGTTGGCACACTTGGCGAGCTCAACGCCGCGATCGACCAGACCGACTTCAGCCTGCGCCCCGAGGATACGTCGACAGACGTTGACCTGTCCGGGGCCGGCGTAGACCTTGGCCCGTCCCCAGAGGCGCTGAAGGCTCAGGCAAGCGCGCTCGACAAGATCAACGCGCTCACACAGTCGCTGGTGATCAAGGAGGCCGGACGGATCGAGCCCCTGGACGCCGCGCTCCTGCGACTGGAGCAGCAGCGCCTGAAGATCCTGGACCTGGTTGTAGCCACGAACGACTTCAGTTCGGGGTCAGAGGCGCTCGCCCTGATCGCCGCAGAGGAGACGCGACTCAAGACACAGCTCGTCGCGGAGACCGAGCGCCAGAAGACGCTCCAGGCCGAGATCACGACGCTGCTCGAACAGGCAGTCCTGATCGCGCCCGATCTTGCGGAGGAGATCCGTGCAGCCGCTGACGCTGCGCTCGACGCAGGCGGTGGACTGGAGCGTGTGAACGACGCGCTGGAGAGCGTGAAGGACAACGCCACGGCTGGTCTCGAGGGCGCGACGGAGGTAGTCCAAAACTTCGGCGACACGTTCTCCAGCCAGCTCCAGTCGGGTATCGGCTCAGCGCTTCGTCAGGCCATCACAGGCGAGGGCGTCGATGCGATGGCCATCATGGCCGACATCGGCGCGAGCCTCATGGAGGACGCGCTCAGTAGTGCGCTGGACGGGATCTTCAAGGGCGGGGAGGGCGGCGTCGGCGGGGGAGCCCTGGCTGGCCTGTTCTCCAGCTTCGGCACACGTGGCAAGGACGGCAGCGAGAGCATCGAGGGCGACAACTCATTCGACAAGATCGGCGACTTCCTGGGCGGCGGGAAGGACGGCAAGGGCATCCAGGTCGGCAGCGCGATCACGGCCGGGCTCGGCGCTGGCCTGTCGATCCTCGGGGGTGCGCTTCGTGAGACGTCCACAAGCATCTCGAACGACCTGATCCGCTCGGCGGCGACACAGAGCACGGCCGCGGCGACGCGTGGTGTGATCGCAGGCCCGACCAGTATCCCTATCTTCCAGGTTGGCAAGTCCCTGGAGGCCGCGTTCGGGACGTCAGAAGCGCTGCTGGCTGAGATCCTGGGAGCGATCCGAATCGGTAACGCGCAGTCCGGTGGCGCGGGCGTCGGCGACCCGGCTGCGCTGGCGCTGGAAACGACCACACCACAACTCACGTAGGAGCACACAATGCCCGCAGAGACCTTCCAGCCCAAGATGGAGCTGGCACACGAGACCCTGACGTTCACTCGCTCGGACACGGGCAAGTCGATCCAGGTCAGTCTCCTGACCGACATCCTCGACGACGCCGACATGAGCGTCCCCGGCGCGCTGCAGTGGGCGCTGATGATGCAGCTCCAGGGCGTGATGGAGTACCAGGAGATCCTCGCGAAGCAGAACGCGACGCTCGCCGAGTCGATGAACAAGCTCGCCGAAGCGCTTCGCACGCTGGTCGACAAGGCGTCGGAGACTCCCAAGCTTCCCGACACGGCCGAGATCATGCGGAAGACGTTCGAGGACCTGGGACTCCCCCCGGACATGCTGAAGCAGGCCCTGGCCGGAATGGCTGGTGGTATGGCTGGTGTGACGATGCCGCCTGTCGGAACGAACGGAGGCGCGAAGTGAGCCTGGGCGTCTTCCAGAACAGCGACATCACCGAGTACATGCGCGGTGGCAAGTACGCGACCGGCCAGACGGGCGGCGAGCCGACCTGGCTTCAGGGCAAGGCTGGCAGCACGCGCAACAGCTTGCTGTGGCTGGACCGGCTCGGGCTATGGCAGGCAGACTTTGTCGAGACCGGCATCCGAGCCGGCACCTGCAGGATCGACCCGCTCGGGATCGACAACACGAGCGCCGCCATCAAGCGGCTCGCCCACGGCGCCGACTTCTTCTTCCACATCGGCGCCTACGTCCCGAGCACCGGAGAGCAGAACCTATTCTCGGTCGAGGACATCGGCTTCCCGGGCGACCCCTTCAACCTGGTCGACTACAACCAGCCGGACACGATCCTGACGCCCAACGTGTTCCCGAACGTGTCGACGCGATCGAACACCGTGGCCGGCTTCGGCTCTGGCGACATCGGCTGGTACGATACGAACGACGACACCGAGTGGCTGTTCTTCGAGGGCTGGGATCACGATGGCTCTGGTAACACCGTGGGCACGGCGCTGATCACGAGCACACAGTGTCGCGACGCCACGGCCCTCTACACGGAGATCACCTGCCTTGTCAATCTCCAGACCGGCTTCGCCACACCGTTCCTCGCGCTCCCGTCGCTCTACAAGACCAGCCCCGACAACGCCGGTCAGTCAGGCGAGCTGTTCGGCGAGGCGCGTGTCGAGATGGACGCGCTGCAGTTCCTCCCCGACGACGACTCGCTTGCGAGCGCGCCGAAGGGTCAGCTCCTTCTCTCGTCGAGCGCCTCGGAGAACCACTTCATTCGCATGATCGAGTGGAACCCCGAGACGCTCACAGGCACCCCGATTCGCACACACATGCAAGAGCGTCTCATCACACGTATGACGTTCGACCTTGAAGCCTCAAACGCTTCATTCCCTGGTCTGCTCTCGAACGAGGTGCCATCGACCAGCAGCGGCGTCGGGCGGATCAAGATCAATCGCCAGACCGGACGCCCGTCTGTCATCTACAGCGAGGAGGCCGGAAGCGCAGCCGACTACTTCACCAACTTTGTCTACCACACGACGATCATGGAGATGACCATCGCGGCCGTGACTGCAGAGATGACGAAGCCCTCGGCGCGCCAGGACGTCGTGACGAACAGGATCGTCATCGTGGGCTCCGAAGCGGTAGGCGACCTGGGGGAGCGAGTCGGCGGGCAAGACGTCACGTGGTCGCTCTCGCGGCTCTCTACGCAGAACGAGACGCTGCCGACGACCGGCACGCCCGGCGAGACCGTCGTGGTGGACTTCTTCCCGATCGACCGCAACTCCAACTTCCCGTTCGCTATTTATGAAGATGGGAGCGAGCTGGTGGACCCCACACACTACACGGTTACGGAATCGACCGGCTCGATCCACTTCGTGGGCCCGAAGCCGCTCGGCGGTGGCGAGGTCTACACGATCGACTACACGCACCCGTCGTCTCTCCAGACGCCCGCCTTCGGCCAGCTCCTCGTGACGACGGCGATCACGGACGAGAACGGCGAAGCCTTCACGCGCGTCAAGTACGCCGACACGCCGACTGACGAGGGCTTCGTTGACCAGCTGACTGTGACGACCACATGAACCAGGACATTAACTGGAATCTCGGGAGCGCGAACGACACGGGCGGGCAGCCACAGCTCGATCCGAACGCGTCCCTGTCTGGCCGGCGAAGCAGCACACAGGGTCAGTTCCTCGAGTCATCCCTGTCGTCCGTCTCCGCGACGCCCAAGCACATCTTCACGGACGAGACCCAGATCACAGGGTTCGGCTTCCCGCCCGCCCCTTCGGCTGGCGACCCTCGAAACCCCACACAGTCGAGCGGGGCTTACACGGCAGGCAACGCTGCGAACCTGAAGCACTGGTGGCGTCTGACCTACGACCCGAACGACGAGAGCGGCGGTGGCGATCGTGGTGTGGACTACGGCCTGGACCCCCACGACTTCAACGCCGCACACGGTCCGGCCCTGGGAAGCGGCTCGCAGGACGTCACGGCACCCGACAACGCGCCTGACGTGATGTTCCGCCAGCGCTCCAGCTACCCGTTGAACGGCTCACCGAAGGGGATGTTCAGGGTAGATGAAGATTGGTCATCAGACGGAGACGAGTACACGGTGGCGGCGTGGATCTACCCGACAAGCTTCAGCGCCGGCAGCGACGCGCTCACCATCTTCTGCATCAAGCCCCAGCACACCGCGTCGGGCGAGACCGACGCCAACTTTCTTCTTCTGTCGCTCGCGCAGACGACCGGCGGGAATTCCGGGCGCGTTACCTACAACGTCCACGACGACGCCGGGACGGTGCGAGAGATCGAGTACATCAGCGACACGACTCTCACGCTGAACACGTGGACACACGTCGCCGCGCGCCACAGGCTCTCGACTCAGGAGTGCGACATCTTCATCGACGGCGTCAAGGAGACCAGCTACACGCTGACGACCTTCGACGCTTCGCTCGTGCGTGACGACGACGGCACACTGGACGCCGGCTTCGGATCGGTGCGCGCCGGCTTCTGGGATTTCCACGGGAACATCCACTCGATCATGACCTGGGACGACTACCTGTCGGACGGAGCGATCGCACTCCTGGCTGGGTACGGGGACGGCGAGGAGCTACCGGCTCCGATCGTGTTGGATCCAGTCGAGAGCTGGCTCGTGTTCGAGAGCGGGGACAACGAGAACGTGGCGCGCGAGGTCATCGACTTCGACGACACGACCGGCACGTTCACCGTGGACGGCGACCTCGACTTTGACGCCGCCGCCAGCGACGTCTATCGACTGTGGCCTCCGAACGGAGTCTGGAGCGCGTTCAGCAACACACAGAGCGTCGCACGCGTCCAGAAGTCACGGCTGCTCTACTGCTGGAACGTCACCGGCTCGAACATCTCCGCGTTCCGATTCTACGTCCAGCCGATCGACCCTGGCCCGCTCGTGTGCGACATCGCCTTCGGTGAGAAGGTCGGCAGCGAGCTGACCGTGCTCGGGATCGTTGACGAAGAGGACGAGCCCCCGTTGTCGCGCGTCTCCAACTTCGTGATGGGGATCGACGGCCACGAGCGCTTCGGGCGCCCGCGCACGTACGCGCTGGCCGAGTTCGATTCGCCCGTGGAGCACGACCAGATCGACAACAACCAGTTCTACCCGGTCTTCATCAAGCTCAGGTTCAAGCCGAACACGGAGCCGATCCCCCTGGCGAAGCGATGCGTGTTCCAGGTCTTCGGGGGCAACGCGGCGACGATCACCACGGGCTCGTTCATGGTGGTGGTGGACGTGCTCGGGGCGGACGAGGAGATGATCCTGGGGCCGGATCGCGCCCTGCGCCTGAAGGCCGGAGCGCGCGTCCAGGCGATCATTCGCGATCGAGCCACAGGCACGTCGATCCCAGGCAAGACGGTCGTGATCACACAGACCGCAGGCCCTGGTACTCTCAACGCCCAGAGCGGGGACGTGAGTGACGACTCCGGGCTGCCTGTGCGACGGACGTACATCAGCCCGACTGACGACCCTTCGATCGGCATGACGGTCTCGTTCAGCGTAGAGGTGAACTGATGGCGACAGCGGCGAGCACGTTCATCATCGGGCTTGGAGCTCCGACCGTCGTGGTGTCGTCGCTCGTGATCCTGAGCGTCGGCCAGGAGGGCGACCCGACCGCGTCGGGACTTCTCGCACACCCGGACACGCTCAACTTCGCTCCGATCGCTTACCAGTTCAATCCCGACTTCACGACGAACCTCGACAACGAAGTGCTCCTGGCGCCCGACGCACGGCTGGTCAAGACCGGCACCTCGAGCAAGCTGGTCCGCCAGGAAGGGCTGATGATCGACGTCGTGTGTGAAGAGACCTGGGGCGGCCAGGAGGGCCGCCGTGTGTCCATGCCCACGTTCATGTTCCGCCAGCTCTACGAGTACCTTCGCAACCCGCCCCCGTTCTCTTCGACCGCGCAGACCTACATCCAGTGGTCGCCCGCGTATCGCTCGCTCAAGACTTACAATATCGAACTGTTCAAGCTGGTCGTCGGCGCGGGCTCGGGCGCTTCGGTCTACACGGTCAACGAGTTCCGTGGCAACTCGTCGAACACGATCGACAGCCCCTTCGACGGGCTGGACGTCGAGCCGACAGGATTCATCGACCAGTCAGTAACGATCCACCACCACATCGTCTCGGAGGCGACGGCGTAATGGCTCGCCCTCTCCCGCTCTCGCTTGACCAGATCGGACTCGGCAACACGACGAAGCTCCAGCCGGCGTGGAAGCTTGAAATCTGGGACACACGCTCCGGGGCGAACACGATCGCTGACGTGGTACTGGACAACGCGATCGCGCTGATCACGGGCCCGCTCGACGTGACCCCGTACCTGGAGAGCGTCACACACGATGCGCGCTCGGGCGACTACATCCAGAGCGGCGTCGCTGCGTCCACGCTCTCCGCCAAGATCATCGACTCCGACGGCACGCTGGACCCGCACGGGGCGATCGACGACCCGGAAGCGCTCGGGCGGTTCTTCCGGCGCGGGAACGTCGTGAGGCTGAAGATCGGCGACGAGCGTGTGCCGGAGATCGACTGGGTGAACGTCTTCACAGGTCGGATCGCTGGGCAGGCGGGCTACACGCCCACACGCGTCGGGCTTCGCTTCGAGATCAACATCAAGGCATACGGGCGCGAGGCGACCTTCATCCCGTTCGAGCGCACGTCGTCCGAGTTCAAGAACGACGGGACCACGTACCTGCAGATGGCGACTTCGGTAGCCGGGTCAGAGATGGGTCTCGCCGCGGGAGAGTTCAACTTCGGAGGCTGGGGCACACACCTGGTGGAGCACTCGTCTGTGACGCTCGCCAAAGAGAATCCGATGTCGATGCTCGCGAAGATCATGCTGACCGATTTGCTCATGCCGAAGTTCGATGGCTCTGGGGTCCTCACACAGACGTCGGGCGTCGTGACGGGGAACAGCGATCGCTTCTATGAGACGGATGACGCGTTCATCGGCATCACTCGTCCCCAGACCGAAGTGCAGCCACCGGACGCCGTGTGTGTCGTCGGGCTCGACTTCAACCTGTCGCGCGTCGATCAGCCCAGGCAGCTGATCGCAGAGATGAACGTCACGACTGGCTACTTCACGAACGGCGAGAACCTCGAAGTGTTCTGGAGCGACGACCACACGAAGCTCGCAGACAACGTCACACCCGTGGTTCTCAAGAGCGTCAACGGCGGCATGTCGGGGCTCGGCGGCGGCGAGATATTCACAGCACTCGCGTCGCCATCCCTGATGCAGGTCGGGACGATCGGGTTCAACATCCAGATCAGCACGGGCTTCGCGCCCTGGCTCGCTTCGCTGCTGCTCGTCACACACGTCACGCTCGCTGCCTTCCCTGATACGGTCACAGCTGCAGGCGTTGGCTTCGGACTCGTTACCGTCTTCGGCTTCACGTTCAGCGTCGGGCGACTCGCGCAGGCCATCTCGCTCGCCGCCGCGCTGCACATGATGACGAAGCTCGGGCGCGGGCAGTACCAATTCATGGGTGACCCGTTCGAGTACGTGTACTCGGAGATCCGTGAGGGTGCAGTCGTCGAGGGCGTCGGCGCGTTCGATCGCAACGAGGTCGTGGTGGAGAATCACCTGGTGGACAATCGAACGGACGCCAAGGTGATCGCGCGCGAGCTGCTGTTCCGACAGCAGGCGCGTGGTCGCCCGCGCAACGCGACGATGTTCCTGGACCTGGCGCTGGAGCCTGACGACACGTTCGACCTTCTCGCGAGCGATCGTCGCTTCCTCGTGGACTCGATCAGGTACACGCTGCAGCGCGGCAAGGACGTGATCGCGAACGTGAAGTGCTTCGAGGTCACCACCAACATCTCGAGGGCGACCTGATGGCCGAGGGTGACCCGCTCAAGAATCTGATCCGACGAGAGATCATCGGGCGTGAGCGCGAGTTCATCGCCACGGTCATCTCCACACCCGAGCTCATCGACTTCGATCAGTCTGCGAACGGCGCGCCGAACTGGGCTGTGGACCTCGACATCGGTAGCGAGAAGGTCGTCAAGAACGTCCCGATCAAGGGCAGCGGAAGCGGGAACCGTTTCTATGCCCAGCTGAACCAGACCGTGAAGGTCAGGCGCACAGCGCTCGGACGACTGCTCGTGATCGGGCCGGGCGACACGACGATCCAAGAGAAGGTCGAGACCATCTACTCGCTGGAGACCGGGCTGCTCGTGTCCGCGAGCAGCGTGGGCTTCCATCGAACCTTCTTCCCGTTGGAGCACCACATGGGCCCGAACGCCCTGAAGGGCAATCCTGGGATCACGATCGCAGCAGCGGGCGACACGCTCACACGCGACGCCGGGAGCTGGCTCGTCGATGGCTTCCTGGACACACAGAGCTGCAGGCTCGCAGGGACGCTCCTGAACGACGGGATCGTGACCGTCAGCGGCGACCCCACTACACTCGTGCTCACGGTGAGCGAAGCCCTGACAGACGAGCCCATCCAGACCGGCGTCACACTCGGGGTCGTCGGGACGAGTCTGTGGAACGATGGCGTGACCTTCATGCCGTTCTCCCGTCTCGAAGACGCCGACGGCAACCCGGTTTAGGAGAGCATCATGGCGACCCCGATCGTTGTCGGAGCAGGAACGTATCTGGTCAACTTCGCAGGTGGCCAGGGCATCCCGTCCGTCAGCCAATACTTCGCGACCGCGACCGACCTGGACCTCAACTTCTCGACTCTCCAGGCCACGATCAACTCGGTGATCGACGAAGTGAAGGCGATCGCTGGACCCAACTCCGTGCTCGGTCTCGACATCATGGTCACGAGCGACACGGCGATCCTGAACCCCGTCTCCGATACCGGGCGCATCGGCACGTCGTCCGTGATCGTGACGATCAACGGTGGCGACGCAGCGAACCTGGACGTCAGCCTTGGGCCGATGCTCCTGTTGCGAAACCGCATAGATGTCGTCGCACAGCTCGTGCCCGGCGTCGGGCTTGGCGGCTCGCCGATCAGCCCTGCGTTCATCGCGATGGACGCGAACGGCATGTGCTCGGCTTCGGCGGGCGGGGGCTCCCAGCTGTTCGACATCTACGAAGCGGAGTGGGATGGGACCGTCTTCACGTCCGTCACGAGCCAGATCGAGACCTACCTGGATGGTGACGAGTGGTACGAGATGCGAACGGAGCCGGTGGCGACGCTCTTCAATCCCGACCACGACCCGGTGACCCCGTTCAACCCGATCGTGAAGACCTACCTCGGGGCACACACACGTCTCGACAACATCGTCCGCTATCTCTCAGGCTTCACGGACAACACGGACGGCGACGCGAGCACGGCGCAGATCATCGCTGGCGGCTCGGCGGCGAGCCCTCGGATCGGGCTTGGCGACGGCACGGTGAGCGTCGCTGGTGGGACAGTCGGCGAGCCACAGATCGACGCGAACGCGGGCCTGTACCGGAGCGCGGCGAGCGTGCTCTCCTACTCGACGGCGTCGACCGAACGTGTGCGCCTGAGCGTCAGCGGCCTCTCTGTCCTGCCCGGATCGGCCGGCACGCCGTCGCTACGCTTCCACACAGAAGCCGGGCTCGGGTTCTATCGCCACGCGGCGAACGAGATTGGCATCGCCGCCAACTCGAATGACGTCCTGCTGATCCGGGAGACGAACGTCCGAGCAGGCGTCGCGGGATCCGCGGCGCAGCCCTTCTACACGTGCGACATCGCGAACCGCGACGACTCGGGGATGTACTTCCCGGATGACGACTCGCTGGCGCTCGGCACGGCCGGCGTCGAGGCCGTGCTGATCGACCCGACAGGCAACCTGAACCTGCCGACGCAGAGTCGGGTGAAGGGGAACAAGACGACGAGTCAGACCATGTCCGACGGGACTGCTACCAACATCCAGTTCACGGCAGCGGACACGGACGAAGTCGGAGCCTGGCACACACCTGGCGCTGACACGGCCGGCGAGGAGTTCACCTGCCCCACCGGAGCCGACGGCACGTACTGGATCACGATCAATTACGAGTGGGCCGGTCCTGCCACGAACGGTCGAGACCACTTCCAGGAGATCACCGTGACCAACGTCGCGATCGCGAAGTCACAGCGTGAGACAGCGACGGGCGAACTGTACGAGGACACGATCACGGGCTCGACTCTCCTCTCGGGTGGCGACGTCGTCCGGGCGCGCGTCACACAGACCGATACCGTCGGCGCGCTCTCTCTCGACATCGAGTCTGCGTCCATCTCGATCATCAAGGTGGCTTGATGCCTGACGACAGCCAGACCCTCTACCTGCTCGGCGAGATCAAGGGCGGCCAGGATGCCATGAAGGACGAGCTGGTCGTGATACGCGAGCACCAGGACGACCTTCGCGCGTCGACCGAGCGAATCGAGAGCACACAGGCGCTTTTCGGCGAGCGCCTGGACGGCCACATGCGTGACGATGACCGGCGCTTCGACGACCACCGCACGGACATCGACCGGGCACACGCGAAGGCGACGAAGGCCCAACATAGTGGCGGGCTCTCAAAGTCACAGAAGCGGACCCTGTTCGGCGGGATCGGCGCCGGGCTCAGCGCGGCCGGGTGGTGGATCGCGAACCACCTGAAAGGATGAAATGAAATGATACTACGCACACTTGCGATCGTTCTTGCACTCGCCACCTCGAGCTACGCTTCTGAGCCGCCGGACCAGTACATCCCGCCCCTGACGGTCTCCGGTGACGACGAGATCACACACACGCCGTCGATCTGGTGGACGCCCTGGGCGGGCTTCGCGATGGGGGGAGGCACAGGCGGCACGCTTGGGATCGACGTCTACGGGCGCGTGACCGAGCGCGTCAGGGTGGGTCTCAGCATCTCGGGCGTGTCGCCTGGCGCCAGCTCGTCTACGTGTGTCGACAGCTACACGGAGAAGTCGAGCAGCAAGCGAAAGTCGAGCAGCAAGTCCCGGAAGGGCAGCAAGTACCCGAAGTGCACACAGGTGCGCGAGAGCAACGACGACTGGGATGTCCGAATCCTGGCTGCGGGTCGCTGGGTGCTCCTCGAGAGAGACGTGGCGCCATTCGTGTCCGGCGGGATCGGGCTCCTGTACGACGGTGACACGGCGCTCACAGGCGAGCTGGGAGGGGGCGTCACGGGGCCGATGACGTCGAACCTGGACTGGACGCTCGGGGGCTACTGGATCGGCACACAGGATCGCCCCTACACGGGCCAGATTCGCTTCGGCGTCACGTGGGGTAGGTGATGAAGGGCCCGAGGATCGTCTTCAAGGACGATCGCGACAGCCGTGTGGGCCGTGGCTGCCACCTGCACGCCGGCCACTTTCGACCCGAGATGGCCAAGGTCATCTACGAGGCCGCACTCACAGCGCCACGCGAAGCCGACGTCATGGTGGTCAGCGAGGGCTGGCGACACATTCGCGACTCGCGCGACCTCCACGAGGAGGGCCGTGCGTTCGACCTGTCGCTGAACATCGTCACAGGGCTGTCGTTCGATCAGCGCAAGACGATGGGCACGGAGTGGTCGAATCGACTCCGGGCAAAGCTTGGGCGAGACTACGACGTCATCGTGCACGGCGATGGCGGGAACCTCCACATCCACGTCGAGCTTGACCCTTGAGGTAGACACCATGTCAGCACGTAGCGTCCAGATCATCAGTGGTGGCGTATCGGCCGAGGTGGATTCGATCGCGGGCGGGCTCGTCACGATCGACTCTGTCCACAAGCGGATCCACGACGGCCAGTTGTTCAGTGCGAGTAGCTTCGTCCTCGAACTCGCCGACGATGCGGTGAGCATGATCCTGATCCGCGTCGCCTCGTTCGCACACATGGCTCTCCAGGCAGGGTGTGGCGGTAACGCGGAGATCGAATTCTTTGAGGGCACGACGACCTCCGCAGACGGCTCCGCGCTCGCTACCCCGAACCACAATCGCGCGTCTGCGACAGTCGCCACTACACTCGTCTTCTCTGGCCCGACTCCCACAGGCGATGGGACGGAGCTCGGGACCGGGTTCATCCCTGGCGGCACAGGCGGTAACGCTATCGGCGGCTCCACATCGTCGTTCGCGGAGTGGATCCTGGACGCCAACGACTACATGGTGCGTCTGACGAACCGCGCCGGCACAACGCAGCCAGCGTCGATCCAGGTGGTGTGGTACGAGCCGTGAGCCTGGACGCGGACGATCTGGAGAAGGCCGTCAAGGCTTCCATCTGGCCGCTCGTGTTCAAGGGCTGCGCCGTCGCGCTCGCTGCCGGAGCGTCATTTATCACAGGAGAATTCCGAGGCGAAGCTGTGGGCAACGCCTCCGGGGTCGCGGAGACGCAGATGCAGCTTGTCTCGCCGATCGTTGTGCTCCACCTTTCCACGGTGATCGCTGACCTCGAGCGTCAGCTGAAGATCGAACAGGGCCGAGTGTGTGCCCAACCGGAGGAGACACCATGAGCTTTCTCGATGGCTACAAGTCCTACATCGGCGCTGGTCTTGGCGTCTTGATCGCAGTCCTGAGCGCCCTCGGCTTCCTGACGCCAGAGATGACAGGCATGGGCCTGACGATCGCCACAGCCGTCTTCGGCGCAGGCTTCGCCGGCAAGATCCAGAAGGTCGCCGACTCGCTGGGTGCAGCCCTCGCGAAGGACGACCCCCCGGCCTCGTAATGGCGGAAGTCATCGCGGCGCTCGTCATCGGCGCCATCCTGATCGGCGTACTCATCAGGTGGCTGGTCAGCGAGTCGAAGACCGGGGCCGTGGCTCAGCACCGCGGCGACGCCCTCGACGCGAACCTGGAGGCGACCACCAATGCCGAACGTCACCTGGACATCGACCTCACCGTGTCTGCTCGCGCTCGCCGCGCTGCTCGTCGCCGGCTGCGGCGGCAGGCCCGCGCCGCCGAACTTCAGGATTCTAAGACAGCCACCGATCATGACCGAGACGGTAGAAGCTGAGGCGACCGCACGCTCCCTGGTCGCCGAGTGTGCCGACGGCCAGGAGGGCTGCGTCCCGACACGCGACGATGGCGCTGACTTCATGTGGGCGTGCGACGCCTATGGCGCGTACATCGACGATCTGCGAGATCCTTGAAGGCCGTCACAGCCGAGGACCACCGGGTGATGCAGATCCGGGAGTCTGTGATGATCGCCGGGCGATGGACGCTCGACATAGAGCGACTCGTGTGCGACGCGATGGACGCGGCCTTCGAGGCTGGGGTCCAAGCCATGATGCAGGGCCGGTGTAGCTTCCGTCTCATCCGGTGGGTCTCTCAACACGAGCGCGAGCCAGACTGGACACACAGGACGATCGGCGACGCCACGGCCATGACGCGTGAGACGGTCACGCGTCTGATGGCGCGCCTGCGCCAGACCGGGATGGTCGTCCAGCAGTCGCCGCGCCATACGGGATACGTTCTCACGCGCGAGGGGCGCGCCTACGCGGCGAAGCTCGATCACGTCTACGATCTGACGGCGTAGAATCGCCCGTATGGCGCGATCGGGGGGAGGGCGCTCGTCTCGTACCCCCGGAAGCGCGCGCCGCGAGAGAGCGCCACGTAGAGCCTCGGGACGCGGCCGGCTCACTGACCGACGAGAAGTAATGCGCGCCCGAGGCTCGACGTGCGTCTCACGTGGCGGGTTCGTCGTTCTCCACGGCGCGTGTGCCGTGCTCTCCCATCCCGAGCCCGACGAGGACCCCGGGATCGAGTAGCTCACGAAGCTGGCCCGCGAGGTCGCGCCGTGCTGCTCGCTTCGCCAGCGCAAGCGTTGGGCACTCCAACGAGAACGTCAGCGGCTCCGTCTGGACTGTGACCAGAATCTCGAGCTGGTACGTGGCCTCGACGCCGTCACGCATGACGCCGTCGTAGCAGGGCACGGTGGCGACGATCGTGCTCGGGACCTTCACGGCCATGTCCGTCGAGCCCTCGGCGGACGCGAGTCTGACCGCGCCCGTCTCGTCCATGTGCGACGTCATCGACGTCGCGCCCGTAACCTGGATCGCAGAGAACACAGCCATCAGCTGTTCGCTCCCTTCGATCGTCGAGCGCCACGCTCGAACGAACTGCTGGATCTGGCGCTGCGTCAGCACTTCGTCGAACACGTTCGACCACGCTTCCCATGCAGGGTGCTCGACGAAGACACACGCTACGACCTGGGGGTCGCATTGCTCCGGGTCGATGAACGCGATGACCCGATCGTTCTGCACGAGCACGTCTACCGTGACTTCCGAATCCGTCTCGATGTGGTGCCTGTTCAGGTACTCAGCGAACGACGTCACGTCGTCGAACACGTGCTCCGGCTTCCCTTCCTGCTTCGCCTCGATCTTCGTCAGGCTGTAGCCATCCTTCAGGACGACGAAGCCCCCGAGCCCGTCGAGTCGCGGGACGATGTCTACGCTCGGCGTCGCCTCCGGGACTGCGACGAACACGCTGGACCCCTGCTGTGCCTGGACGTTCGTTGCTCCTTCGACCTTCTCGCTCATTCCCCCTCCTCGATGGCCGTGCCAGCAGAGCTGATCGGCCTGACGTTACTCTCCGGGTCGTCGAGCAAGCCGAGCTGTTCGGCGTCTTCGACCAGGACCACACCATCCTTGATGAACGCTGCGCGAAGTGCGAGGCGTCGCTTCGGTGGCGTATAGCTCGCGCGCACCCCGACGAGCACCGCGCCCGTTTCGAGGTTCTTCGTGAACTCCACCGTCATCTGCACCTTGCACTTGATCTGGTGAGACGTCGGCTCGTACTCCTGCAACTCGTCGAACGCTTCGACGACGCTGTTCACACACTCGCTGAACTGTCGCTCCAGCTCACCCTCGCCGACGTTGCCGAGCGTGACCGGCTCGAATTCCGTTCCGTTCCCTACCATTTTCACACCCTCCTTGTGTCCACAGTATAGTCGGTCCTACCTCAAATGAGAAGGCCAAAGCGAGGTCGATCACACCCCATAGTGTTGTGGACATCGCCGTCCACGAGATCGACCCCGCTCTACCTACGCGGCGCGCTTCAGATGTGACGCTTGCTTCTTCGTGGTCTTCCCGATCTTCAGGGACACCCAGAAGCTCTCGTCCACCAAGTTGCTCAGCTCGTCGATGTCGAACACCTTACTGCCTGTCGTGTAGTACGTGTGGACGCCACCGACGTTGTCGATGATGCGCCCGATCGTCTGCGCCTTGTTGAACGCGATCAGGCACTGGCCACGTCGCAGCTTCTTGGTCTTCCCGAGCTTGCGAAGCTTGTGCACGCCGCGCATGTCCCACTTCTCGATGATCTTGGTAATCCGAAGCACGCCGACTTCGCTCATGCCGCAGCCTCGATTCCGCCGCCACAGTGGGGGCACTTGAACGACGTCGCCACGAGCGGCTTCGTCTTCGGTGCGCGCGCGATCGACGCGCTGTCCTTGGTCGGGAGCGCGCCGGCCGGCTTCTGCTTGGGCTTCTTGCCTGTGCCGTACTTCGCGACCCAGCCCACAACGCTCTGCTGTGAGCAGCCTGCACGCTTCGTCTCCTGTGCGACTGTGCTCTTGCCGCTGTCGATTCTGGCCACGGCAGCCATCTTGATCTTCTCGTCGTACCTCTTACCGAGCTTGCTCTTCTTCTTCGCCATCGTTCTTCTCCTTCGGTGGCAGGGTGATGCGAGCAGGGAGCGTGCGGCCTCAGTTCCACACGCCCCCCACTCGCGGGTTGGATCAGCCGACTGTGGCTCCAGCCAGGTCCCTCATCTTCTCGACCATCTCGTACAGCTCGGCGGTCTCACTCGCCACGATGCCGTTGAGACGCAGCTGCTCGTTGAGGTAGTGCTCGAACGTCGTGGCGCCCGGGCACCTGGTTGAGAGCACTTCCAGCTCGTGGGCCATCTCGTGGATGTCCACCGTGGTCGCGCCTTCCCGCTGTCGGGTGCGAAGCATCTCGGCCATCTGCGTCACGTGACGCTGACGCTGGAGCACCTGGTTCGATGCGTCCATCGTGACCCCCGCGTTCGAGAGCGCTGTGGTCGTGGCGCGTGAGACTTCCCCGACCTTCTCGGTCAAGGCGTTCATGTCGTTGCTCATGCCTGTCGTTCTCCTTCGGCGCTATTCAGGTGCGCCATCCGTCGCGGCACCGGACTGCCCGGCGTCGCTCTGGTCGTTGTTCTCGGCGTCGTCTTGCTTGCCGAGCGCTTCGAGGTCGATCACGTCGAACGTCTGCGGGATCCCAGCGTCCACGTTCTCATCGAGCGTGATCGCGGTCTGCAGCTCCACGCTCGCCGGGAGCAGCTTGCAGATGCGACGCAGCACGGACTTCTTCCACATCTCCGCAGGGTGTGTCTTCCACGGCCCGCGATCGCCAGCGCGACTCGATGACTTGACCTCGAGCACCTCGCGCTTGTTCATGACGTCCCACTGGACTCCCCCGTCCTTCAGGTGGACGACCGCGTAGGCGTGTGTGAGATCGTCAGCGGTCTGCGTCAGCTCCGTCGGGACGTGGTGCAGCTTATCGACGAGCCCGAAGCTGTACTCGAACACATCCTCCAGGTAGACGACACGCGCGCTGACGGTTGAAATCTCGCCGGAGTTGCGAGCCAGCTTCAGCAGCCCCTTGTAGCCAACGATGATCTGCGCTTCGTCCACGCCCTTGTTCTTGTACGGCAGGAGGTACGCGTGCCCGAGGATCCCTGGTTCGAGCCCGAGCTGCGCGAGCTGCATCACACACCCCACCAGCGACTTCTTGGTACAGGTCAGAAGCTTCGGCTCGTTCGCGATGCACGTCATCGTGAGCCGGAGCATTCGATCCGGGGTCAGGTGGCGCGGTAGCGCGACCGCCATCTGATCCTTGTACGAGTCCAGTAGCGATCGCACGTTGTCGATCTGCACACGTCGCTCCTGGAGCTGGCGTGTCTGTGCGTTGCCTTGCGTCGCCGGTACGTTTCGTCGTGCTGCCATGATCCCCTATCCCCTCGGTTCGACGACGCGCAGTGAGCGCACGCCGTTCTTGTTGGCCTTGTACTTGAAGCCAGAGCCGTCCGGGAATTCCCCGCGCTCCGCGTCCTCCAGCGCGAGCTTGAACACGTTGTCCGTCTCAGCCTTCGTCGCTGTAGCCTTCGCCAGCGTCTCGACCGCGAGCGCTCGTGTGTCGCGCACGTCGAGTAGAGAGACGGGGAACGCGATGACCTTCCCGTCCTCGTGTACGGGGTAGAGACGACGCAGCGCCTTCGTCGTCGCGTCGTGTCCGTCAGCCGGCGGCGGCACACCAGCCAGCACGTACTCGGTCCAGAACGCATACTCCTCATCGACGAGTCGCGTGATATACTCCTCGTCGGGGAAGACGTCCTTCCAGACCATCTCGCACGACGTTCGGTTGAACATGATGGCCGTGCCCCACGACATCCCCGTCGTCGCGAACTGGTGTTGAATCTGGCAGTAGTAGTCTTCCGGGATCCCGTCTGCGTCCCAGCCGAACAGGCTCGTCTTGAACTCCGCGAGCCCGCGCCCGCGCTCTTCGTCCCACTGTACGGCGTCGAGTGTGCACGACTGCCAGGGACGCTTCGTGCGATAGATCAGACGACCGTCGAGCTTCACACGTCGCCCGGTCGACTCCATATAGTCGCTCGCGATCTGGCGTTCATAGATTCGACCGAAGCGCATCACGTCGTTGTCGAATGGCTCTGCACCGAGTAGCTTGTTCGTGTAGACGCTCAGCGGCGAGCTGAAGCGACTGAAGCCACACACCGCTGCTGCCTCTGAGGCCCCAAGTGAATTCTGGCGCGCCGCCAACCACGCGTCGCGATCACGCCCGCTGTCCAAGATCCTGTACGCCGATCCCATTCGCATTCCCCCTTCGTCTTCTACTCTAGCCGACGCTATCTCTTATGAGAAGGGAGAATCTTCACACGCTGTGTGTTCCCTCTCGACGAAGCGCAGACGACATCGTAAGATCGCGCTCGCGAAAGAGATAGGTAGCGAGACGGTGTGTCGAATCCGGTCACGACACACAGCGAGTCGGGGGGAGCCGTGAACACACAGCGCGTCGGGCGCGGGTGAAGCGTGCGCTTCAGAGCCCACGTCAAGGTCTACATCTCAGCAGCACACCACCCGAAGACCAGGGACGTCTGGTCTGATCGGGATATGCGATCCATCCTGGTCGAGCTATGGCGCCTGGGCCAGGAGCGCTACGCCGCCAAGCGCGGGGATCGCGTCACGCTGACCCCGGGCGATCGCTTGAACGTGGCCGGCGAGGAAGACGTCGAGCTGGCGGACGCTCTCATAGCTCGCACGTGCGAGGGGGTCGGGTACCGTGTGGATCGGTACTCGAACCGCTGGGTCGTGACTGTTCGTAACCTCGCGAAAAGACAGGGGATCGGAGCCCCCGTTACGGACACACAAGAGAGAAGAGAGAAGAGAGAAGAAGTAAGAGTGAAGAGTAGTAGTGCTCCACGCACGCCTGCCGGCGCGCGTCCAGCGCGATCGAAGCGCACCCCGGATGACTTCCCTGACGAGGTCCGGGCGATCACACGTCGCTTCCTGGACTACCTGCAGCGCGTGTGGCCTGGGCTTCAGGAGCCGACTGCCGCGACGCAGCTCAGCTGGCTGACGGACATGGACCGGCTCGTGAGACTCGGCCCACCTGGCGCGAATGAGAAGCCCGTCTCGATCGTGCAGATCGACAAGCTGTGTGCCGTCCTGTTCGACCCGGACGCGGACAGCGAGGTCGTCGAGTTCTGGCGAACCAACATCCGGTCGCCGCGTAAACTACGAAAGCACTGGGAGGACGTGCTGATCAAGCTCCAACACGAAATGAAGACCAAGCAGAGGAGAACGACCGATGGCAAACGAGAGCAAGCCCGCGGGAAGCGGGACGACCGAAACCGAGCAGCCGCTGAGCGAGTCGGGCGGCAACAGCGACGACGAAGTGCTGGCCAGGGCACAGGTGGCACTGGAACACCGGAGGGCGGGGCTACGCCCTGAGCACATGGCGAAGCCGCTGAGCAGCGCCCTGACAAAGTTCCAGCAGGAGATGAGGGACCTGTCGGCTCTTGCGGCCAGCGACCCGGAGGCGGCGAAGGAGCTCAGGCGCTCGATCAACGACGAACGTGAAGCACGCCACACAGAGCAGAAGGCTCGCGAGCAGACAGCCCAGCGCAATGCAGAGGCTCAGATCGAGAAGGAGCGTCAGGAGTTCGACCACGAGTGCCGAGACCTCGTAGCCACGCTCCCGCCAGAGGTTCGAGTCTACACGTCCGTTGAGCATGACTGGCTCCAGCGCCTCGCCTTGTTCGATCAGACGCTGCCAGTCTTCCCGGGCCGCCCGGATGACAGCGGCGTCACGTCGCAAGGGTACGCCAGTGCGACGTCACACGTACCTGTGTGGCTCCTGGCTCGCACGATGCTCGCGCTGCAGCGTGACGAGAACCGAGAGATATGGCGCCCGACGATCCCGGAGGTGCAGCGGCGCGCGCGGACGCTAATCCCGTGGCTCAGCCGAAGCGGCGACGAGGTGCTCCGGGTCGCACGCCGGATGGTGGGCCAGCCGGAGCCGGACCTGGACCCGATGATCGAGTGGCCTGAGTACGACGGGGAGTCTGGGCACTACCTCGAGATGGACGAGCCGGCCATCTTGGGGCTGCCATGAAGCGATCGCGGAACGAGCACACAGGTGACTACGCGGCTGGCACACCGATGGCGATCGCGGTCGCTCGCTTCAGGCGCGTGGCCGGGCTGCACGACAACTCGCCCGACGACGCGCTCGTGGGCTTCGCCCAGGGCGCGGGGCGCGAGCGCCCTGGCGCTCAGGACGTCCGAGACGTCGCAGAGAGCCTGTCGAGAGAACACGCTACGAGAGCCCATGAGGCAGGCCAGGAGGGACTTTTCCCTGTGGGGGGCGGCGAGCGTAGCCCCGCCGCCCCTGATGCCCAGGAGAGCCTGCCTCATGGAGCGAGAGACGATCGAGAGCCTGACGCGAGAGACGAGCGAGAGCCGGACGCGAGAGCGAGCGAGCGAGCGAGCGACGAGCCGCCTGGGGCCTGCTCGCACGACGTCCAGGAGCAGGACGACGAGGGCTGCTGGTTCTGCCTGGAGTGCGGCGAGGTGCTGAGCGACCCCGAGCCTGTGTGTGTGGTGGAACAACCTGGTCCAGACGATCCTGGACAGTGGCTCTCCACGAGCGCCTTGACGGCGTCCGGTGACCGATCACCGCGTCAGGACTCGGGCAACTACGAGGTCGTGGACCTGGGCGTGCACATGGAAGTGATTCACGACCCGATGTTCGAGGACGTCGACACACAGAGCGTAGAGGAGAGGCGATCGAAGATGGTTCGGTACATCGGCCCAATCGACGAAGAGGTTGACGACCCGGACGAGGCAAACGACTATGAGGTTGACGGCGAAGAGGAGATCCTCTTCTGAACACGAAGGAGCGAACGATGGCACGCCCGGTGAGACTCGGCACAGCCGGGCGAACGTCTCGGGCACCTCGAGTTGAGATCCCCGGAGCCATAGCCACGTGGCCGTCAGGCAACGACATGAACAAGACCGAGGCGCACTACGCCGCCACGGTCCTGGAGCCCGCGCTGCGCGAGCGCACCATCCTGTGGTACGCGTTCGAGCCCTGGAAGCTTCGGCTGGGCCCCAAGAACTTCTACACGGTGGACTTCGGCGTAGTCAACGCAGAGCGCCAGATCCAGTGCCACGAAGTCAAGGCTGTGTGGTCTACCGGGAAGGTCGGCTTCAAGGAGGACGCGCGCCAGAAGGTGCGCGACGCCGCGCAGATGTTCCCGTTCTACCAGTTCGTGATCGCGGCGCACCGGAGCAAGAGCGCGATGCGTAAGGCGGGCACACGAGAGGAGTGGCTGTACGAGTATCTAAAGAGCCACACGACGAGACCCCCGCCGGCCTGAATCCGACGAGGGTCTCTGAAGGTCGGCTGGGTCTCCCCAACCTGAACGAACGATAGGCACCACCATCCTACAGGAACGGGAGACACGATGGCAAGCGCAGTATTCCCTCGCACGATGAAGACCGCTGACCTGGCTCTGCTCGCTGCAGACTACAACCCGCGGGAAATGCTCGACCACGATTGGGCCCAGCTGGTCTCGTCGATGAAGACGTTCGGCTGTGTGCAGGACATCGTCGTGAACAAGCGCACCGAGGCCCAGGGCTGGAAGAAGGACACCAAGCCAACGATCGTCGGTGGCCACCAGCGTGTGCGCGTCGCCGGCTCGGAGGAGATCGCGCTCGACAAGCTCCCGGTCGTGTGGGTCGACCTCGACGAGTTGAAGGAGCGCCAGCTCAATCTCATTCTGAATCGCACGTCGGGCGATTGGGAAGAGGACATGCTGGAGCGTGCGCTGCGTTTCATCGAGGAGCTTGGCGGCGGCGACGCGCTCGACTTCACAGGCTTCGACAAAGATGAGCTGGAAGCGTACCTCGGCGACCCGGACAACACGATCAGCGGGAAGGGCGATGGCTTCTCCGAGCCCGGCGACGAGTTCGATCACCAGTGCCCAAAGTGTGACTACCGATGGAACGGGTAGACTGATCGCATGGCCGCACGCAGCCGCAAGCCCAAAGCGAGAGCCAAGAGGCAGACGCGGGAACGGGTCGAGAAACCCGAGTACACCATCCCCTCGATGGGCGACATTCGTGCTGTGAAGCCGAACGGTCTGAAGATGGTGTCGACCTTCTCGGGCTGCGGCGGTTCGTGTCTGGGGTTCAGGATGGCCGGGTACGACGTGCTGTGGGCGAGCGAGTTCATCCCCGCAGCGCGCGACACGTACCTGGCCAACTTCCCCGACGCACACGTGGACGATCGCGACATCCGTGAGGTCCAGCCGAGCGAGATCCTGAAGCGAATCGGGATGAAGGTGGGTGAGCTCGACATGCTCGAAGGGTCGCCACCGTGTGCGTCGTTCTCGATGGCCGGCGGGCGCGACAAGCTGTGGGGTAAGGAGAAGAAGTACAGCCAGACCACACAGCGAGCTGACGACCTGTTCTGGGAGTTCGGGCGACTCGTGAAGGGCCTACAGCCCAGGGTGTTCGTCGGGGAGAACGTGAAGGGCTTGGTGACTGGGAAGGCGAAGGGCTACTTCCTCGACATCAAAGAGATGCTGGCGGAGTGTGGCTACAAGGTCGCGTGCAAGATCGTGGACGCTCAGTGGCTCGGCGTCCCCCAGCATCGTGAGCGTGCCATCTTCATCGGCGTGCGCGACGACATCGACAAGGACCCGCGCGAGGCGTACCCGACGCCCCTGCCGTACCGATACTCGATCAGAGACGCGCTCCCACACATCCGATCGCTGATGATCCGCCAGCTCTATGGCGAGGACAAGCGTGTGGGCGGGAACGAAGTGAGTCCGACGGTCGACACCAAAGGCATCGGCGCCAAGGACTACTACCACCTGGAGGTGAACGACCTGACGCCGGATGACCTGTCGTTCGTGGGCTATGCGATCGAGCCGGAGTGGCGCAAGCTTCGCCAGGGTGAGTCGTCCAAGAAGTATTTCCAGCTGGTGCGCCCGAACCCGCTGAAGCCCTGCCCGACGATCACACAGGCTGGCGGGACGTCGCCCGGCACGGCTGGCGTCACACACCCGAACGAGCCTCGCAAGTTCACGATCCCGGAGCTGAAGCAGCTGTGCTCGTTCCCGGAGGACTTCACGCTGCTGGGTAGTTTCCCGCAGCAGTGGGAGCGGTGTGGGCGCGCCGTCCCGCCATTGATGATGCGTGCGATCGCTTCCGCGATCGCCAAGGAGGTGTTCGATGTCTGAACTGCTATGCCAGGAGCGATGGACCCCGGAGCAAGTCGAAGCGATCTGTGTGTCGATGATGGAGCCAAGCTCGACCTCGAGCTACCAGATGAAGCCTGCTCCACCTGCACCCTGTGACGCCACGCTGTACCGGCTGCCGGGATGAAGCAGTGGGATCGTGGCGACCACGGGAGCTGGTCGTTCACAGCGATCGGCGACGAATTCGACGAGCACGTGCGGCGACACCTGCCCGGCTACGAGCAGATCCAACAGCTCGCTGTCAGCGCGGCGATGTGGAACGTGTACGCGGGCGCGGACGTTCTCGACGTCGGGTGTGCAACGGGGCAGACGCTCTCGCTCTTGGCAGGGCGGTCGCCGCACGTGTTCCAGGGACTCGGGATCGACATCGAGCCGCTGATGGTCGATCAGGCACGCGGGCGATTCACAGGCGTGAACGATCGCGAGCACGCGCCGAAGCTGGAGGCGCGCGTCGAGGACGCGTCCACCTGGACGCCGGGCGCGACGTTCGACGTCACCGTGGCGTTGTTCGGTCTCCAGTTCATCCCTACGCCGGCCAGGTGGCGTGCGCTGCAGACCATCCGTGACGCCATGAAGCCAGGCGGGCTGTTCATCCTCGCGGAGAAGACGCTCAGCCAGAGCCCGCGTGGTGCGGACCTTCACGCCGGCCTGTACTCGGACTGGAAGCTCACCAACGGTGTGGATCCCGAGGAGGTCGTCGCGAAGTGGTCCAGCCTACGTGGCCAACTGATCCCGTGGGACGCGCGACGATACGAGTCGTGGGCCGTGGCCAACGACCTGAGCGGGGATCTGATCTGGTGCTGGGGTCCGTTCCGCGCATGGGCGTGGTGGGCGCCCGAGTCTATGCGGCCACCAGCTTCCCGCGAAGACGTCGCGCCGTTCGCTTGACCTCACGAGGCACGAGGTCCTCGAACGTGATCTGGCCGTCGAAGCCAGACACGATCTTGGCGGCGGTGGTCAGCGTCGGCGCGAGACCTCTGTGTGTGATTCTATTGAGTGCGCTCTGTGCGACGTCGAGACGTCGAGCGGTCTCCGCTTCTGACAGTCCGTTCTCGTCCATCACCATTCGCAGCTTGTGTCTGTGCATCTTCTCTCTCGTTTCTCGCGGGGCGTCGTCGAATGTATCTCATTGGCGGTCGAAGCGCTCGCACACACTATGCGGTAGCGCGCTATCTCTTTCACGTTACGCTCTCGGTAATTCGAGGGCGCGTGTTGGCACACCACGGGATTTCAACCCCAACGGTTAGCGGTTCGAGTCCGCTCGCGCCCTCCACACAGAAGGAGAACGAACGCATGGCAGATGGTGAAGCCAAGGAAGGTGAACTGATCGACCCTGAATCGGTCGAGGTCATCAGGCAGGGGAAGGAGATCATCCTCCCTGTCGGGATGTCTTACGATAACGGGATCAAGTGGTTGAAGCGGCGACGTGACGAGGACGCACAGGAGGTGTCCATCGTTCGCACGTTCCCGTTCTTCCCATCGGAGGGCGCGCTCGCTCTCACCAAGGTCATGGCAGAGCGCTATGGCTGGGTCAAGGCGAAAGTGATCCCGATGATGTTCGGCTCGCGCCCCCCAGAGCTGATCCCCGTTGAGACTCGCTACGGGCACACAGAGCAGGTGCCGTTCGGGCGATTCGAGATCCCGAACGTCAACGGGTACGTGCAGTGCGGCGTGAAGCAGCGGAACGCACTACCGTGCTTCACGATGGCCGCTCTGACGTCGCAGGCCCATCGCCACGAGGTCACGCAGCTGTTCGACCACGTGGAGCGCGTCGGGTTGGCGGAGACGCCGTACAGGGGAGCAGCGATCAGGCTTCCTTACGGAGTCGAGTCCGAAGAGATGGAGGACTACTTCCCCAAGTTCATCGACATTCAATCGGCCGACGTCAACCAGATGGTGTTCAGCAGCGGGATCGAAAACCTCCTGATGGACAACGTGTTCGGCCCGGTCATGCACACCGAGCAGTTCAGGTCTCGGAAGATCCCGCTGAAGATGGGCGTGCTGCTCGAGGGTGACTACGGCTGCGGGAAGACGCTCGTGGCCAACGCACTCGCGAAGGTCTGCACAGAGAACGGGTGGACATACGTTCTCTGCGAAGACCCCGCGGACCTCGCACGGTGCGTCGCGGTGGCTCGGAGGTTCGAGCCGGCCGTGGTGTTCTGCGAGGACATCGACAGGGAGGTGTCCGGGCAGCGACGGACGAAAGGGATGGACAAGATCCTGAACACCATCGACGGGATCGAGTCGAAGGGTACCGAGATCATGGTCGTGCTGACGACCAACCACGTGGATGAGCTCACCCCGGCGATGCGCCGGCCAGGGCGACTCGACGTGGTGGTACCGATCACAGCGCCGGACGCCGAGGCCGTGGGTCGAATGCTCACCCTGTACGCTGGGGACGAGATGGACACGGAGACCAACCTGGGCGAAGTCAGCGAGCTGCTCTCGGGTCGCACGCCGGCCGTCATCCGTGAGGTCGTCGAACGCTCCAAGCGGTCGGCGATCGTCATGGCGGACGACGACGGGAAGCCGATCAGGCTGACTGGCGACGCGATGGTGAGAGCGGCGCAGGGGATGCAGCGTCACCTGGAGCTGCTGGAGCCGAGCGAGCCCGACGCGCTGGAGCCGCTTCGCGAGATCGCG